CGACTGGCGGCCGTGTCGATCTCAGCCTGCGAGACCTCTTGATCGGCCATCTGGAGGCGCGCCCGGCGCGCTTCCATTTCGGCGCGCAGGACGGGATTGCGCTCGGCCGCAATTTGAGCGTCGAGGCGATCAAGTTCATTCAGACGTTGCTGTGGCGCAATAAGAGCCTCAAGCACTCGCTTTTTGGCTTCCAAGGCCTGCTGGATTTCGGCCTGCTGGAAACTGTCCTGACCCGGTGCACCGACACCCGCCTGCAGTGCGGCTATCTGATTGCGCAGCGCCTCTTCCTGACGCATGCGAGAAGTCGCACCGGAGCCCTCGGCGAGCGTCCGGGCGTTTTTGCCTTGGCGGACACGCTCGGCCTTTTTGGGATCGTAGTATGCTGATGATAAGGCTTCATAGCCCGCCGCTGAATACAAGGAATTATACTCGGCTCGGTAACGGTCTCCCTTTTCTTGCTTGGAACCAAACAAACTATTCTCAAATGATGGGATGACGCTTGGTGTTGGAAATTCACGAGTAAGAATATCGTTCGCAGAAGTAGCAGGACCCTTGCCCGTATAGATTTCAATCGCCCCATCAACGGCCTCGCCGAGGCGATCACCAAAATCACCCAAAAAGTTGCCAACATTTTCCCGTACACGCTGGAAACCCGTAAGCGCTCTCTCAGCATTGGCCAATTTATCGGGCAAAGCATCAAGAAGCACGGCCTGCGCATCGCCTGCTCTGTTTTGCGCAACAAGGGTCTGCGCATACCGCATGGTCGCCGCATCGATCAGCCCGTATTTTTGATAGAGCGTGTCGGCTGCTTTGGCCGGGTCCGAGAACATTTCTGCCAGTTGCGCGCCGGCGGCTTCCGGCTCCAACCCCAATGTTGCCGCGAAATCTTTGGACAGCCCGATCAGATCATCATAATGCTCCGCCCCGATCCGCCCGGTGCGCAGGAACTGCACTTCCATCGAGCGCGCAGCCTTGATTGAGATCCCCGCTGCACTCGCCCCAGCTCGTGCAGCCGCCTCAAGTTGGGCAGAGGATGTCGCCAAACCACGCCCCAAACCGGCATGGGCAGTTTCAACCTCTTTGGTGGATTTCAGATAGGCGGTCCAGGACGAGACACCCGCCACAGCCGTCCCGGCCAAAAGACCAAGACCCACACGCGCCGGCGTCAGAAATTGCCGCATGTGGCGCAGCGTGTTGCCGATGCCACCGAAGACATCGATGACCTGAGGCCCTTGCTGCATCAGGATTTGCAAAGGCGGCATTCCGAGCATCAAAGACTGCCATGTGTCTGTGACCTGATAAGACAAAACTCGGGCCTCATGACGTTGAAGCTGCATCGTCCGGGTGTTGCCCTGAAGAGCGGCGTCCGTGCGTTTGATCGCTTCGATCGAATGTTCGTAGCTGCCCCGGACCCTTGCCTGCGCCGCAGCCACCTCCTGAGATGTCAGAGCGCCGGATTTTTCGGCCTTGGCGATTGCATCCAGCTCTTTTTGATAGGTGCGTTGAGCTGCGAACAAGGGCACATATTTTGCGCGGATATCATCGAGCTCAGATTGAGGGCGTGAAGAGGGCGAAGCTGGCACAGCCGGCATAGGTGACGGCAGCCCCTGACCAGCGGGACCAACACCGGTGCCCGCGTTGAGAGCATCGGCGCGGGCTTTCTTCTCCGCCGCAGCCTGTTCAAGTGCCGCTGCCGCCGCGCGCTTTTTGGCCTCGGTGTTCTTCTTGGTGGAGGCGGTTTCTTTATCTGTTGCCTTCGCGGCCTTGTCCGTTTCGGCGGACACCCCTGCCACGGCCTGTTTGACTTCATTGGCCGCAGCCTTGGCTTGGGTGCTGTTGCCCTTGAACACCAACTCCATCAGGAACTGTTTGACGCTCATGACGCAGTCTCCGCAAACACATCAAGGGCCGCGCGTTCCATCACCTGGATATCTCTGAATACGCTACTGTCGAGATCAAGCCGCCGCATCACCACATCCACAGCCTGATAATCGAGCCCGAGCCAGATCACGCCCGCCATAGACGCTATGGCCCGCCATTGTGTTTGGCAGTCGAGAAAGGCACAGACTGATTTCCAATTGGCGGGCATGACTTCGAAATCCTCCGTTGATTTTGGTGGTGGCATGTCTGCGGGTGCGATGTGGGCGCCCATGGCGGAAAACTGGGCAATCAGGTCCTCATCAAGGCCGATTGGCTGACGGTCATCGACCCGTCCGAGGCGCGTAAACGCCCAGGCGCGGGCCGCGGCCGTCAGTTTCCCAGGAGGGCTTCCTCACCTGCCATGCTTGCGCCCCAGGCGGCGTAAATCCCAATGCGGAACCAAGTTTTCTGAAGCTCGGTGTCGAGCGCCTCGCGTGAGAACGGAACTGCATTGCCTGCCGCATCCTGTACGTCAGCCCAATCTTCGATCCGGCCCACAAGGATTTCGCGCTCCTTCACCGCACGGGCACGTGTGCCCTTTTGCGCCATCACCAATTCGTCTTCGGCGAAGAGCTGATCCTGATCCCGGAACTGGAATTTCACCTTGAAGGTATGCTCAACGAGCTTCCCGGCTCTCTCGGGATCGGGACGGCGCACCGTGACCGGCCACCAAAAGGATGAAGTGTCAGCGAGAACATAGTTGGCCATTTTTGTCTCCGTTTTGTCTCTGTGGGTTGGCGGGCAGTTTCTCAGACATGCCCAGGTCCTGACGCGGGAGGCGGACCTCCCTCTCTGGTGTATTCAGGGGGTGAAACTGTATCCGGCCTCACGGGCCAGACGACGGATCAGGGTTTCGGTGCGGCGCAGCGGCAGAATGTCCAGATCATCGTCGCCACCGAGGACACCCGAATATTCGGCCTGGCGCTCCAGCCATTCCAACGTCTCAGTGATGTCCTTGTCCGCGAATTTGCTCGGCACTGGGGCACTCATGGGGGCGCGGCCCAATTTCCACGGCGACACACCATCGTTTGGACGATGCCGCCAATGGTTCACACGGGCCGCATCGATTTCTTCTTCGAAGCCTTCGGAGGCTGCGAACTTGAGCGGATACCAATTCGCCAAGGGCGGGGTGTAGTCGTCAGGGTGAGACCGATCCATCGCCATGGCCTCAGCGCACCGTGAATTTCATTTCATCCATGCCCGCGATGGGACAGAAGGAGAGCGGAAGCGAATAGTTCACGATGCCATCGGTTTCGCCTTGGGTGGGCTTGCCGATTTCGACGGCAGAGCCGGATACTTCAAAAATGTTGCCAGCCACGGTCCCGTGCGTGAAGCTCAAGGCACCACGTTCACGACTGCGGGCTTTGGCGAACCAATCAATCTCGGCCAAATGGCGCGCCTCGACCACTGTCGTGCCCGTCGTGCTACGATCCGTGATCTTGATCAACTCATCCCCAATGAGGAAGCGTGGCGTCAGCGTATTGCCCAGATCGACAGACAAGCTTTCGGCAACTGCGGACCAACCATGCAGGGTCATCGTAGTGGATGCCTTTGACACCACGAGAGGCGTGATCCAGCCCGCCATCGAAACGGCAGGCAAAGCAGCATCCGTGATGGTGCCAAGCATGCCCAGCATCGTGAACCGGAACTTTGGGATCTGTTTGGGCGTGAAGGTCAGTTGCACGGTGGCCTGAGACCCGAGAAAGATGTGCTGAACGCCATCGCTGTTGAAATACAACGTGCCGCTCTCGACCGCATTCTCGACGATCTCATATTCCACCATCGTCGCAGCAGTTACCGTTTCGGCCAGACCGCAGATGCGCAAGAGCGAGCCATATTTCGGAACATCTCCAGCCGCACCCGCACCAGCGATTTCCACCTCGAATTCAATCCGACCATATTCTGCCGCAAGCACCATGCCCTGATTGCCCATGTACGGCAGCAACAGATCCCGGCTCACTTCTTCGGCCTCAATGGGCGTGAAGCTGATATTGGTCCCGATGATGGCATCGGCCGCAGTTGGAGCCGCATCCGTCATGTATGTCGCCTCGATGGCGTGGAGCATGGCAAGTTTGCGCCAGGTACGTGTAGCCATGATCAGGCCTCCTTCTTGGTATCGGGCTGGTCAGCCTCGACTTTGGCTGTGGATTTGGCTGTGGCCTCAGACGAGACCCGAGCGGTGGCTTCTTTAGCGGGGACTTCTTTCGTGACGGTTCCGGATTTCGGATCACGGGTCCACCGCCCGCCGCTCATTGGTTTTTTGCTCTTCACGGTGCTTCTCCTGTCAGGAAACGGGCGGTTGCCCAGGTCTGGGCGTAAATGCTGACACCCAACTTAACCGGGCTGCTTTCGCCCCCGACCAACTCACACGGCTCAACGCAGCTCGGAGGTGCCCATCCCGCAATGGCTTGCTCGATGTCGGATTTGTATGCGTCGAACATGAGGGCGCGTTCGGCTCCCATGGATTGGTCATAGAGGCGGATCACGGTGCCGATCAGGAACTGCACCTCAACGCGCTGGCGAAACCCGCCTGACATCAAAGATTGTTCGCCTGCCTGTTCCCGAAATGGCATGATGATGGCGGTGCCACTCTCAACCTGACCAGCCAGATCGCGCAGCGCGTCGATGTCCTCGGCGATCGACACGCCCGCCCAACGCTGATCTGTCAGAGTATCGGTCAGGCGCGCATAGATTTCGCTCAGCATGGCTTCCACCCCTGCAACTTTTGGGGTGTGAAGACCTGATCGGGATGCGCCGCCATGACGGTGCCATTGACTGCGGCTGGGGCGGTTTCGCCCACGTCGACCGGCAATGCGATCAAACCCCGCGCGACATCTTTCAGCGCGGCAATCGCGTCTTTGTAATCTTGCTCGACATGATCCGGCGCGCCGTTGCGATGCAGCACATAGCGCGCGATCGAGATGGCCCATGTGGTCACAAGTGCTGGCACGGCCGTCAGCGGCAGTGCATATTTCGCGGCCACATAGCCGTTAATCTGATTGTCCGCATCAGACAGTGCCGCTGCGATCACCTCGGGATCGACGGTGCCATCCCGGTCGCGATCGGCAATCTGGAGGATCTCGGCATCACCGGCGCGGTCAATCAGATCGGAGAGGGTGGCGTAGGTCATTCGTCAGACCTCGGAGAAGAGACGTTGGCGGAGCAGATAGCCTTCGAAAGCCCAGATTTTCTCACGGGCATTCTTGCGGGCAATATCTGCACCGATTTCACGGTCGAAATTCTCGGCACTGGCCGCGGCGCTTTCACCTGCGACGCAAAATCCGTTGCGCAGGGTAAGGCAGCACACCGTCAGGGTAGTGCCTGGGAAAACATGAAACTGCTCGGAGACGATGGCGGCGTCGATGTCCGCAGGCGTCAGGCGCGGTGCGGTCAGACCCTTACGCTGAATATCGCGCTCGATTTTGTCCTCGTGATCCATCGTTTCTCTCTCAAAATTCGGTTGGAAGTGCCGGGGGCGAGAGACCCGCCCCCGGCGGGACAGAAGGCTGCTACTCGTCAGCCTTTCTGCGTTTTGCCACTTCCGGCCTTGGGACTGGCCTTCGTGGTCTTCTCCCCTTCGGTGGCTGCCTCAGAGGTATCGGTAGGGGCGTCGGCCGTGTCGTGCGCTGGCTCATCAGAGGCAGGTTTCAACTGCTCTTGAAGCTCAAGGACACGGTCTTGCAGGGTTTGGAGCTGAGCCTCGGCCTCATGAACCTTGACCTCTGCTTTCTCCGCCCGCGCATTGGCCTCATCGGCTGCGGTTGTCAGTTCGGTGACGGCCTCATCAACAGCCGCCTCAACCAACGCCTCGGCCATTTCTTTGGCCTTTGAAGTGACCGCCGTCTCAAAGTCGTCAGTTCCCTCGAAGGAGGTCAGGTCGACACCGGAGGCGACCGGCACCATCACAGTGACAGCGTCCACCAGACCGGCAGCAATGAGCTGTTCGCGAACGGTCTTCGATACGGTCAGCGTTTTGCCTTGCGGCTCGCGCTTACCTGCGATTTTCGCGGGCGATGTGAGGGTGACTTCATACTCTTTGGTCATGATCGTCTCCTTACGCCACCGCGCCGCCAGCACCCTTGAACAAGAAGCCGCCTTCGGCCCCAGTCAGGATGACGCGGCGCTCGGATTTGGTGGGATAAATCCAGCTGTCATTGGAGCGCTCTGGATAGGGCGCTTCGACATGCGGATAACCGCGCAGCTCATAAGTGTAGCCATAGGACGGCACCTGATAGTTGTCGCCCGTCTCCGGTACATAGGCGAGAACAGCGTCTTCACCCCAGACATCTTGGGCCGGATCTGCGTCGGGCGCATTTTCCGGCAACCAGACGGCTTTTCCGACGATCACGCGCTTGACGTCGAAAAACGATGCCAGCATGTCGGTCGTGATGCTGTCTTTCGACGTATACTTGAACTGCTCTTTGATCTTCGGATGGTTCTTCAGAGCCGTAAAGGCAGATGGGCTGAGCGTGAGAGTGTTGGGATACCGACCAATCGAGCGACGGACAGCTTCCTTACCCGCATCGATGTCTCCGGCAGGATCAGAGGTATCCGAGGCCCAACGATCAGCAGCCACCAAAGTCAGCTTGTGGTTGGCATCATAATTTGCCGCATTCAACGCCAACTGCGCGGCCTCGTATTCGTGGCCGAGGTCCATGATGTCGAGCACCATGTTGACGGCACCAGACGCCAGATCGATGCCGGGGACAGACATGGCCTCTTCTTGGTGCTCAAATGGTACCACGCCCTCCAGAGTATCCTGCACGAGCGCCACCGCATCGGAGGCGTAGCCGTATTGGACGCGCTTTTTGTTGGCACCGGGCGCGCGGCGGGTGTTGAGCATGCGGAAGCTCTCTTTGCCGAACTTGATGACCCGCATCGAGCGGTTCGGGATCGTCACGCGCGGGAACAGCAGATGCGAGATGAACTCTGCATTGCGATAACCGCGGGCATGCGTGGACAGGATCGGATCGACTACCGCCGAAGTGCGTTGGTTGATGGCATTCATAGGCGTGCTCCTCAGCGGATCAGAATTTGAACAAGGTCCCCGTCGGCAGCTGCCGTCAGAGCCGTGGCGAAGACATTGGCCGGGTCGACCCCGGCGGCCTTGACGCCACCGGCGGCGGCAGAGACCAGTTTGTCGCCCACAGCGATGACCCCAGAGGCAATCTGGGTCTCAAAGCCGATCGCGGTCAGGGCGATATCAAGGCCAATCTCGGTAGCGGGGTTTTGAGCGACGCCTTTGACCGGCGCGTCATCCGCCGTGATCGGCGCATCGTCAAAGCCAATAAGATCACCAGCAGAACACAGCGCCGTCATGGTGGCGGTCAGGGACAGAATGGAATGGTAGGTGCGCATTATGATCTCCAATCAGGACACGGCACGCACGGCATCAAGATAAGCCGTGTCAGGATGCAGCCGCTGGTAGGCGAGCGCCTTGGTGTGGGTTTCGAGCTGGGCGGGGTCGACGGTGTGGCCATCAGCGGCAAAGGCCACGGCATGCTGCCCACCCGGACCGTCAGGCAGATCCAGAGCGCCAAAGCTGACGATTTTCGGCTGTGCTTCGAGAACTTCGCGCAGCGCAGCCGCAGCGGAGATTTTTTCACCACCTTCAGAGAAGCTGACGGCAGCATGGCCCGGAAGGACATTGAGAATAGCGACAACCTTGTCTTTGGAGGCGGGCAAAAGTTTGCCGGCTTCGACGAGACTTTCAGCAAATGTGGCATTCTCAGTATGCGTGAGTTTTTTCTCACGTTCGGCGAGCGTTTTCTCACGCTCGGAAAGCTCAGCCTCGCGGGTGGCGAAGGCCGGATCTGGCTGCTTGGTCACAGCGGGCTCCTTTGGTTGAGATTTGAGTTGGTCGACGACCGCCTCTTTGATGGAAAATCGGGAGGAACGTCCTGGCGTTTCAACTTCCATGTCGTCGAGCCAGTCGATCTGGTAAGACGGCAATGCTTCGTCCGCAGCTTCCTTGCCAAAATTCGCCAGGATGAACTCACGGATCGAACGAAACAGAGACGCCGCCTCTTCAAAACCTCGCTCGCCAAAGTCAGCAGAGAAGGTCACGCCAGCCGCACCGGCGAACTGGGCATTCTTCAGACCGCTGACAGCAGGCGCAGCCGCACCGAGAAATCCGAGATGTTTCGGATACCAGGTGCCAGGCACCGGGTTGTGATGCTGATTGGGAGAAAAGAACGCCATGGAGACCTTCTTGAAGCGCCCGGACTTCACCATCTCGGCAAACGCCGGCTCAACCTGTCCAGGAATGGCGAAGAGGCGATTAGATTCGGCGTCATATTCAAATCCGTCGATCCAGCCATAAGCCGGAGCGTCCGTGCTCGGGTGACCGACAACAATCGGGGCCGGTGCAGTCTCAGGATCATAGGCATCAGCCATCGCACGCAGATCGGATGCCGAATAGGTGATGGGGGCGCCTTCCATCGGCTTGAAAGTGCCGGGGCGAAAAACCTCAATGCGAGAAATGATCGGTGTGGCGTTCATGTGTTCGTCCATTTGTTGACGAACCACTCATCGCACAGGCTAAAAACGCATTCCCCCGGACACAGGTCCGGGGGATGACATTTATTGCAAAGCTGAGGCCACAATGGTGCGGACGCGACCCAATCTCAAGAGAAATCTAGGATGCGCATCCTCGGGTGGGGCACAAAAGGCCCGGACAGCGATCCTAACAGGGGGCTAACAGGCCTCGCGCCGATCTCAGCGCTCTGTGTGCTCCATGTGGCCTCCTGTGCGCCACAGGCGGCGGATTTTTGAGGGGATGATTTCACCCGCCGAGCCAGTCCTCTGCCAGATCCAGAATGGCAATCTGATCCTCGGCTGAGATCCCGAGATACGGGCGCGCCGGAATTTTGATCGTATAGGCCGGAATATCAACATCGGTGATGTGGTTGGCCTTGTCTTTTTGCACGAAGCGCCGGCCAACCTGCCCGTCCTTCGACTTCATCCGGTAGATTTTCCCTTTGCGCGCCTTGCGCTTGATCGTGCCGCCAAGCTGGTGAATAGCAGCCGTCTTCTTAGGCGAACCGATGCGTACCTCATCATCAGAGGCGACATAGTTGATGGACGCTGCCAATGGTGATCCGCTCATGCCTTTTGAATTCGAGCGCAGAATAGTCAGCGGCAGCTGGCCTTTTCGGGTTCTGGCTTTGATGGTCGACGGACGATGAGGCGTCCACGGGCGTCCGTCCGGGCCGGTCTCGGTTCGGAAGTTTTCACCAGCGGACCCGACCAGGAGATTGCCGACGGCTGAATAAAATGGGCGACGGTTGTCCATGCGATCCAAGAGGTCCCGCAAACTGTTGCGCGCCTGCAGGTCGTGTAGTTCTGCTTTGATGCTGATCCCGGTCATTGAAAAGTCCCTCCTGTTGGCGTATTATCTGATTGCGGGCACGCGAAGACTGGCGATGGTCCTGGTAGCTCCCCGCGAAGACGGTCGATCGCCCCGGCCGTCATTTTCGTTTCCACAGTAGTTTTCCACCACGACGCAGATCGAGCAATCGAGCGCTAGGCCGTCCCTTGCGATCCGACGGTGCATAGCCAGTGATTGCCTCCCACCATTTGCGTCCGATTTGATAGACGACCAGCAAACCGGTCTCCTTGTCCACCCTGATATACCGGCGATCCATCACGAGCTCTTCAATGTCCGGCTCGACGTGATCACGGCGCACCGAGACTCCGAGCCAAATCTCGTCCGGGTCCAGCAAGGTTTCCGCGATCAATGGCGTCAGGATTGCGCGATCACGCTTGCCGATTTTCCAGTTGCCCTGGCGATCGCGAAACAACTGTTCCGAGATCGGCAGTCTGGTGCCAACGGCATCTTCCCAAAGCACAGCGCGCCCGATATCAGCCCCGAAAGGCTCAAGGAAGCCCCGCACATAGTCCTCGTCTGACAGGCCTTCAGCCAAAGGCTGTGCCACAAGAGGACGGGATTTCGCAATCAGATCTTCGATCGGCTCAGGGTGATCGATCTGCACCCGGTGCCGACCTTCCGCCTCCAGCCCGCCCGCTTCATCAATCAAAGCGGATGGCACCAAGCCGCGCTCCCATGTGTCGCCGGGCATGTAATCCCAACCATACCCGACGCCCTCGGGCTGCTGAACCGTCTGGCCTGTGGCCTTGTGCGTATAGGGCTGGCGCTTGATCTCGGGGGCCTGGTCGGGGCCATCCTTGCCCATGCGCTTCAACTGCCCTTTTGACAGGGTGCGCACGCCGCAGCTGCAGACCCAGTCATTTGGCGGAAAATGAATGTCCCACCACGGATCGTCCCACATCAAAACGAGATTGTCCCAGGCAAGGTGTTGTGGCCGTGGATGGAGCGGCACACGCGTCTCTGCATGACGGTACTGCCAATACGGCAGCAGCTTCACGACATCCGGGTCGCGCATCTGGCGCAGGCGACCGGCCATATAGCTTGTGCGGATATTGGTTTCAAAGATTGTGCGAATGCGCCATTCTCGGCCGCCATTATAGGACCAGCCATATTTTTCTACGATCCGGTCAAATTCTCCAGCAAACCCCTTGATATCGTAGGTGCGTGCGCCCTCGATGACCGCCGAATGGAACTCTTCGAGCATTGCCATCTCCGTGGCACCGGCCACGACGAAAGAACGGTCATGATCGCCCTGCATCGCATCCGTCCAGGCGCGGGTGGGCTTGGTTCGCTTTTGCGTCAGAAAGTCGATCTGTTCCCGAAATTCCTGACGGGTGAAATCCTCATCTGCAAAGGAAGACGCCCCATCGCTCTCAACAAAGACCGCCTCGCGCCCCTCAAGCGCTGCCAGCTCCGTGGCCTGTGACACCAGAGCGGCCAGGGCATCTGGCGTCCAGAGGGCGGCCAGCTCCAAGAGGCCACGTGAGATCGCCTCAAATTCATTGGCGGTGGTGACCAGCTTGCGCATGGCCTCAATCCGACGTGCAAAGTGTCGCTCCGCCGAGGCAACCGCCTGGTCAGAAATACGTTCGACCGGCCCGCCGGGCTCAGCAAAACAGACATGCCGATCGGTCAGAGTTTTTTTTTGAGCCGGGCGGTGGAAAATGCGGGGTCCGTCGGGTCAGACGGCGTGGGCGGATCTGGCTCATCGCCTCCGGCAAAGGCATGACGGGCTTGGACCAGAGCGTCGATGGCCTTGTCGGAGAGCTGATCGGTGATGTCGAAAGACACGATATATTCGCGCGCCACATCGTCATCCTCAAACTTCGCCGCAGATGATACGACTGTGCGGATCGCCTTGTTGGTCTCCTCGGCGGCTGATGCCTTGCTTTTGC